CCTTAGCCTTCTTAGCCGGAGCCTTTGCCTTGGCTTCTGCCTTAGCCTCGGCTGCTGCGGCCTTTGCAGCGGCTTCCTTCTCGGCTGCTGCAATGCGCTTGGCACGTGCTTCGGCAGGCTTGCGGCACTCCAGTTCCAGGGTGGTCAGGCCAGTTGCGACGCTCTTATCCTGCTCGTGAGCCGCGTCCAACTTAGCAACTGCACCGCGAATCCGATTGCCCAGATTCATACGCTGCATGCCAACGTTGAGGTGACCGTATTTGGCCTGGAGGTCCTTGATGGTAACGTCCGTCATCCGGCTTGCAACGCCGTACGTCTCGTCAAGGGTAAAGCCATCAAGGGCTGCAGCGATTGGGTCATCTGCGCGTTTGGTGCGCTTACCGCTGCCGCTGATGCCGTTTACGTACTTTTCCAGGTTAGGCTTGATTTCTACTGCTTTTACTTCGTTGTTGTCTGCCATTGTAATTCTCCTTACTTCTGGCTGTGGGTGGATCTAAAAAAAGTATAGCACAGCTGTGGATCGCTGTCAAGTATCTGTTTACTCCCACGCTTTGAAGTCAAGCTTCACGCGGTTATAGCTATCCTTAACTGCTCGTTTCTCGTCGTCATTTTCGCACCGCTCAAGCCAGCAATCATAGATCGCTTCCAGGCAAAGCGGGTGCATCGGTGTTTGTGGGTCCGGGTCCATTCCCAATATCAAATAATCGCCAGTGATATCTTTGATCTTGCGTTCAACGACACGCTGGATTCGCTGGGTTAGCGTCATTTGCACGATGTCGTTCAATGGCTGATTCGGGTTGGCGGGTCCCGATGTCGGGACTATCGATTGACCCTTCTTACTGGTCCCTTTGGTTTCTTTGACCTTCTCCCGGACCTCGGCAACAGTGGGCAGTTCCTCACCCTTGTCGATCTTTTCCTCAATCCACTGGATGTCTTTATCCTCGGCTGTTACCAACTCTTGCAGGATCGAGTAGTTCGCTCCATCAATCAATTTTGGGGCGCTACCGAACCGTTTGGCAATTTGCATCAGGTAATGAGCGTGTTGCTTGGATTTGACCGGGGTGGCCGTTTTGCGCCACATGCCGAATTGCTGATCTTGGCTGAACTTCTCCCGGGCTTCCAGGAGCAGCTTACCTACCTTAATTTTAGCTCTGGCGACTTGCTTTACTGTTGTATCCACGGTTTGATCGATTTCTCGAGCAATCCTGGACAGTTCTCCTAGGTCCGCTGCATCAAGCCCATCGTGCCATTTATGCTTGATAACGGATTTCGGATCATTTACGGCGAGTGCGTTTGTCACATTTCTTCTCCAGATAAATAGCTGCCCAAATTGGCCCAAAGAAGACCAATAAGGGCAGCACCTCGTTTACCAAGAAGTCACGCAAGGGTGCTTCTTTCGGTGGTTTGGGCAATGCGCGCCATGTAACGGACACTGGCCCATGCTTTGGACAACGTACCGGCGTACGATTTATCGTCAGCGGCGTTGTCGTTATGGCGGGTGATCTTGAACCCGCCTGATTTGAGTCCCTTTCCAGGCTCACGTGTTATCGTGAACCGCATGCCATTGGCAAAACTCGCTTGACCAACCACGTACGGCTGGTTTACAACCGGGTCGACCAGCAAATCCTCGATGATTTCGCTTCCGTCCTTCTGGACGTGGTATTGCCGGATAAATTTGCCACGCTGTGTGTTAGGCATCCTTTTGCTCCTGTTTAAGAATTGCGTCCTCGATTTTCCTGATTAAATCTTCAGGTTCGACAACATGTGCGCCTCCAACCTTAGAAAGCTGGAGTGGGAAAACGGGAGCCTGAGTAAATAACCCAGGCTCCGTGTTTTTCATGAGGACTATTACATAGCCTTCAATCGGGTCGATGAGATTACTCACAACGGACTTCGTAGACGGGCTGTTCAACCATCTTCGTGCCGACCTGAACTCGGTGGCAAACGGTGCTGGTGAAGTTGAGCCAAAAACGGCACTCAAAGTCCGGGTGATTGAAGAAGCAGCTGAAGCCGGTCTTATCGTCTTCATCCGGCCTGTTGCTGGGTGCGTACCCACGGTTGCGGAAGATCGTGAAGACCCTCTTGAGGACTTCCGAGTCACCGGCAATTGCCAGATCGACGCACTTACCGCCGAGATTCGCCCGGGCCACCGTAATGTTGGCCCCAGCGAAGATTTCGGCCACCGCCTGGATTTCCTCCTTGTTGCGGTGATACCATGCTGCTTCACTCGTCAAACGCTCCTGCTGTTCAACGAGCTTTTCTGCTACGTTTTGATCAAACATTTCAAGCTCCTGTGTTTGTACGGCCCCATGCCGTACCTCTATTAAAGCACACTCGGGTGGTCCTGTCAAGTATCTGTTTACTCGAGAAATTAGCACCCGTCTTTGATTCTGAGCCACAGCTCTTTATCGCATTTTGGAATCGGTCGTCCGCTCCAGGGTTTTGGCTCTTCCCGGGGTGGCTGGTTCCCATGCGCGTAAGCAGCGGCAAAGATTACCCAACTGACGCAGAATAGCACGATGGCTATTGCGCCTGCTATTACTTTTGTTCTCATGGTTTGTCCAGTAAGGGTTCTGGCCCTCGTCCGTTTGCGTCCCAACCATCGTCGCTTCCATCCCCAATTTCCCGCTCAAGCACGACCCGCCATTGTAAATAGTCGTCCTCTTCCAGGCATTCTTCTATCTCGGGGTGTTGCTCCAACACGTAGCCGATAACCCGCTCCACGCATTCAAAGATTCCGTCGCTGTTGTCGATGGCTTCCTGCAGCAGGTTGTGGTCATGTTTTGTCAGCTTTCTCATCCGATTTCCACCTCTTTTGGCTCAAAATAGTCTGTGTGTTTACGCAGCATTCCATCGTAGCCTTTGGCCATTTTCATGATTTCGGCCTTGGCTTCCGCTTTGGCATCGGTTGTGCCGTGTTCGACAACTTCTAGCAACACGCTAGCTGCCCATTCCCAGGACGGGTTCAGTCGGATTGTCTTCGGCATCAGAACGCCCCCCTTTCCTCAAAAATGAGCCAGTGATCTAACGCGCCCATTCTGCCATTCTTGTCCTCAAAATGACCGTAAGGCATGGTGTAAATCAGGTGGGTCGTTCCACCGGGGTTGATTTCATAGACTTGGAAATAGAAGTCACCGCTTACGTCGGTGACGATTCCAATTCGATTGCCTCGCTTACAAAAGCGAACTACCGTTGGTGTTGGTGTCATGAGGTTTCTCCTGTGTTGGCCTCCAGTTGCCCCCTCTTTCGAAGGGGCAACCAGTCGACAACTCAGGCCCTTCTGTAGACGTTCAGGCCGATTGTTGCGTCCGTCCCCGGGATTTTGTAGTTGCCCCGGCTCGTTGCGATAATTCGCGTCTTACCCGATTTGCTGAGTCCCAAATCCTGGGTCAGGTCGATTTTGATGGTAAGTTCATTGCCGTTTACTTCGATTTTTGCATTTTCCATTAGTTCTCTCCAAACAGCCACCGATTAAATTCCTCAAATCCTGGGTGTGGCTCAAAATCCCGGGCTGAGGTTGAATGCGGTTTATCCGCTGGCACGAGGATTACGACGGTTTCGCCGGTTCTCATGTCCGTTTCAACTGTGAAATTGATCACTTCGTGAACGTCGTGATCGTGGGCTACGAACAGCCTCATGCCTTCCAGCACCCGGATTGTCAAATCCTCGGCTTTCATGCCCATTACTTCTGGTTTGTGGCTCATTATTGCCTCCTGTGTGTTGCCCGGTCCTTCTCCGCGTGTTGTGCGCGTGGCCCCGGGCAGGACCCCCATTGTAGCACAGCCGGGGCTGTCTGTCAAGTATCTGTTGCCTCTGGGAGCGTGTTGAGAGCGAGACCTGGAAGACCGTGGTCTTTTGTGGAACGCGCTCGAGGCCGCGTGGGTCTTCATGGTCTTTCTGGTCCTTCTCTGAGAAAATCGAGTAAGAAAGAGGAAGGGGGAGGGGGTGTTCAAAAATACACTCCTCCCCCTCGCCGTGGTTCGGACCGAATCGGCGGTCCTGGAAGGACCGGGACCGGCGACCCGTTCCACGCACACGGTTGGGTCGGCTCGGCGCTTCCCTAGTGAAAAACCGTTCCAGGTCCGCTTTGCAATGCGTTGGATACCACGGAAGGCGTTCTAAGTCCGCTTTATAATGCGTTCCATGCCCGGGCACGAAGGCAACGCGTTCACACAACAACAACGTGTTCCCGGAATCCGGGCACAAGGAAGCCCGGGCAGATTCCTCCGCCCGGGCCGGGTGACGTGTTCCTACACGAAGGGGTGGAATTCGGGGCCGCGTTCCTTGGTCCAGTTCCAGGCGTAGTGGCGGTGGTATTCCACGTGTTCCACTGGCTCCTGGGCGAAGGCTGCTTCCCTGATCAACGGGTTCCGGGCCAGTTCCCGGGCTGTGTAGTTCATGTGCGGTTTGGTTTGCATAACGTGTTCCTCGTGTTGGGGGGGTGGCCCCGGGTTGCCCCGGGGCCGTTCTCCTTACTTGCTGACCGTGTTGAGTTCCTTGCTCGCGGCCTTGATTGCGGCGGTGACTTCCTTGGTCGTCTTGTCGCCCTTCCTGACCAGCGCCCGGATGATGTTGCCGGAGTTCATGCGCTTGGCCCCGTTGTTGCGGTCGGCGTAGCGCGTTGCCAGCGTCCCGGGGGCCAGGCCTTTCAGCTTCTCAGCCGCCGCCATGACCGCTTCCGGGCTTGCCCCGCGCAGGGCCTGTGCAACGTCGTCGCCGTTGTCCATGCTCAGGTTCCCGTTCGGGCCTTGGTACGTTTCGTACCCGGCTTTGTACAGCTTCAGCTGTTCGGACTTCGACCGCTTCGGCGTTCCCTCAACCTCGGTGGCCAGCTTCTCTTCACGTACGCGTTCTTGTTTCTTGCTCATGGTGTTTCTCCTGTGTCGCGGCGGGTTGGTTGTTCTGCCGGGTCGCCGCCCCCGACAGACCACCATTAAAGCACACCCCGGGGGGTCGTGTCAATACCCTTGTGGCCAACGCGTTCCAACCCCGTCCGACGCGGGGCCTGTGGCCGTGGCCGCGACGCGTTGCCCCGCCGCCCGCCCCGCCCGCCGCGCACCCCGGGAGCCGGGGGGCCTTTTGCGCGCAAAAACGAACCGGGCGTATGCGCGGCGTTTTGGAATGGGGGTACACCCCGGCTCGCGAGGACCCGCTGTTCCACGCAATTGGGGTTGCACACGCGCTCCGATATCTCTCGCTCCGCGCCCTTGTGACTCGAGCGATTCTTCTTTTTTCGCGTACGCGCGCGAGGAACCAGGGCTTGACAGAGATACCCGGTTCGTGGTATACTCCCAGAATGAGGAAATCGCTTTTCAAGGACTTTGGTCCCATCACAATTGAAGGCCTGGGCCATCCGATGGCCTTGGAAGAGCGTATCCGTATCTTGAATGAGCGCATGAAGAGCCAGGATGTCGCAAGAAAACGAATCGACCAGCCTATCGTTGCCGCAACAAAACGAACCGTCAGACGAATTAGCCAAGCTAAATGATCTTCTGACACCGCAAGAACGGTTATTCTGCCATGAATACCTGGTAGAATTCAATCATCGTGCTGCTGCTACAAAAGTTGGGCTATCTCCAAATTCCGGGATACGTTTTCTCCGTAAGCCTTTAATTACCCAGTATATCAAGCTTCTCACAGAAGAGTTAGCCCATGAGTCCATTATTACTCGAGATATGGTTCAGTATGAATTGATACATGAGTATCTGCCCAGGGCTAAGGGTGAAATACCCGTCCACGGTGTTGACAGGGACGGTATACAGTTCGAAGCGAAAATCACAAATATGGCAGCATATGGTAAAGCTATTGACATGATGGCTAAACATAGTGGGTTTACCGTTCCAGAAGTTGTTAGAGGGGGTTTAACAATTAACATAAACCATGAGGCCCTTGGTATAACTATCGAGGGGGAATGCGAAGATGGCTCTGAACCTTCCTCATGATTGGTCGGCACGTGATTACCAGCGGCCCCTATTTAAGTTCATGTTCGAAGGGGGGCTGGAGCGTAAACGTGCAGCTGTCGTATGGCACAGACGTTGCGGCAAAGACTCGTGTTGTCTACAATTGTCCGCAGTCGCGTCTCAAATGCGCGTTGGGACGATATGGCATATGTTGCCAACTCTTAAACAGGGAAGGCGAGTAATATGGGACGGTATCGATCGAGAAGGTCGAAGGATGATCGACCAGGCATTTCCCAAAGAAATGCGACAAGCGCAAAATCCGATAAACAATTCGGATATGCAGATCAGGTTTGCCAATGGGTCTATATACCAGGTTGTAGGGTCAGACAATTATGACTCACTCGTCGGAACAAATCCCGTTGGGGTTATTTTCTCGGAGTTCTCAGTCGCGGACCCTAAGGCGTGGGACTATATTCGTCCAATCCTGGCGGAAAACGGCGGATGGGCATTGTTTATATACACCCCTCGTGGAAAGAACCACGGTAAGAAGCTTTTCGACATGGCTCAAGGAAATCCTAAATGGTACTCCTCTTTGCTTACTGTCGACGATACCTTCCGAGAAGACGGGTCCCCGGTCATTGGCCCTGACGTTATTGCCGATGAACGCGCCGAGGGGATGTCCGAGGAGAAAATTCTTCAAGAGTATTACTGCTCGTTTGAAGCCGGTATGGAAGGAGCATTCTATACCTCTGAACTCAACCTTGCAGAAAAGGAAGGCAGGATCGGGGATTTCCCACACGACCCGTCCAAGCAATGTCAAACATGGTGGGATATAGGATTTCGTGATGCCACAGCTATTATTGTTACGCAGCGGGGGGACGATGGCAAACCGATCCTCATCGACTACCTTGAGGCTCGGAACAAAGCTCTCGACGAATGGATTAGGGATGTCCGTTCCCTCCCTTATGACTACGAAGAACACTACGGACCCCACGATCTTGAAAACACCGATTGGACGACCGGAAAGACAAGAAGGGAGTTCGCCCTTGGCCTTAATTTTGCGTTCGACATTGTTCCGAAAATCCCGGTTCAGGACGGGATTGACGCGACGAGAGCGCTTATAAGGACTGCCAGATTCAATGAAAAGAAAGTCGGAAGATTACTTGACGGTCTTTACTCCTATCGACGCGAGTTTGATGACCGTACACAACTCTTTAGGGATAAACCACTCCATGATTGGGCCAGTCACCCCGCAGATGCTATGCGCTATCTCTCTGTTGGGTGGCGCGATTACGGAGTCGGAAACAAAATCCTCACGTCCGAAAGATTCTCAGTCAAACCTGCTGTCGCTGGTAGGTCGAAACGTCGCCAGAAGCAATCGGTAGAAGACCTTTACCCATGGTTAATTGAAGGGACTATTAAATAATGGACAGCTTAGAAATCGTAAAACGGTTTGACGCGCTAGTATCCCAGCGTAAGTCTGTAGAAGACATATGGGAAGTAATCAACCAACTGGTAGTTCCTTTCCGGGGTGACTTCTTCCGGGACATTTCATCGGAACATTCGGTGTCGTGGCGGGACAATCGTAACGTTTTTGACTCCACGGCGATTGATGCCGCGCACATCCTGGCATCAAGTATCCACGGTTCCCTGACTAGCCCAGCCATTCGTTGGTTTGAACTAGCGGTCAGGAGCAACCGGTTAAACGAAGTAAAAGAAGCCCGACAGTGGCTTGAGGAATCAGCTGCACTTTGCTTTACCGCCCTCCAAGATTCGAACTTCAACCTGGAAGCTAACGAGACGTACCTTGATCTGGTGTCGTATGGTACGTCAATGATCATCGAGGAAGTCGAGGAAAAGAATGGCAAATTCCAGCGGCTTAACTTCCAGAGCGTTCCGGTTGAGGAGATGTGGTTTGAGCAGGACCACGCTGGACAAGTTCACCGGGCATATCGTCGCCACAAATGGACACCCGTCCAGATTATGACCAAATTCGGGGACAATGTTCCCCAGTCCATCAAGGATAAGGCAGCAACCCCCCAGGGCATGGACGTAAAAGAAGATGTCGTCATGTGCATCTTCCCGCGTGAAGATAAAATAGACGCGGATACCTCTAAGACTCTGGCCCCCACCGAACGTCCTTACGGCATGAAGTATGTACTTCACAGGGATGCGTCGGAACTTGGGGAAGAGGGCGGATACTACGAAATGCCTGCCTTTGTACCTCGATGGAGAAAGACTTCCAAGTCCATGTGGGGTCACGGACCCGCCATGATTGCCCTGCCGGATATACTGACTATCAACAGTCTCGTGGAGCTTATACTTAAAGCAACAGAGAAGGTAGTCGACCCTCCGACCAAAGTGACCGAACGAGGTCTGCTGTCCGACTTGGACTTGGAACCTGCTGGTATGACCGTTGTGCGGACGATGGACTCAATGGAACCCTATGAGTCCGGGGCCAGGTTTGACGTGTCTCAGTTGCAAAGGGAGCAATTGAAACAGGCAATTCGATCAATATTCTTCGTTGATCAGCTGGAACTCAAAGAATCCCCCGCAATGACCGCAACAGAGGTCCAGACTCGATATGAACTCATGCAAAGGCTCCTTGGCCCAACTCTCGGAAGACTCCAATCTGACTATCTGGACCCTCTTGTACAACGTACGTTCAACATCCTTTATCGCGCAGGGGTCTTGGGCGAACCGCCCGAAATCGTATTCGAAGATTCCGGTCAGCTTGACATTATCTACACCGGACCGCTTGTACGAGCACAACGGGCTGATATTGCTCAAGGTGTCATGCGATGGGCGGCTACATTGGTCGAGTTGGCTGAAGTTACGCCTGACGTGTTGGATATCCCCGATTGGGATGAGATTGCCAGGGAACTTGGCTCGTTGGAGGGAGTCCCAGCTAAGTTGATGCGTGGTGATCAAGACATCAAGAAGGCTCGTAAGGACCGTCAGGCTAAGATGGCCCGAGCCGAACAAGCGGCCCAAGCACAAGAAGAAGGCGCGGGTATGGAAGCCATTGGTAAGGGTAGGCAAGCCCTAAGAGAGGTAAGTAGTGGAGAAGAGGGAGCAGCTGGAGAAGCAGCTTAGTCAGAAGGCCCGACACTTTCTTATTACGTTCACTTCGCCAAGTGGGAAGAAAGTGTTGGAAGACCTTGAAAAGGAACTGAATCCCGACGTACTCAAGGGAAAAACGTCGGATGATACGGCGTATAACGTTGGTCGTCGGGATGCGTTCATATATATAAAACAACTAATGAGGTACGCGGAAGATGGAAGAGAATAGTAATTGGAGGGACAGTCTCCCAGAAGATTTGCGGGGAAATAAGACTCTGGCCGATGTTAAGGACGTAGGTAGTCTTGCCCAGCAGTTTATCGATAGCCAGCAGATGATTGGCCAATCGATCAGAATTCCTGGCCCTGATGCCGGGGAAGAAGCTTGGAAGAATTTCCACGCCAAGCTTACGGATAAGGTTCCCACTCTTATCCCAACTCCTGACCCTGATAATGAGGAGGTAATGTCGGTACTGTATAACCGGATGGGGCGTCCGGAAGCCCCAGAAGGCTATAAGCACCCGGAGGGTGTTGATCCGACTACACTTGGTGATTTTGCCAAGACCGCTCACCAGTTGGGTCTTACAAAGAAGCAGTATGAAACCATTGTAGGTACTTTACACCAGTCCCTTACCAACAAGCAAGACGCTGATAAAGCGGAAATTGCCGAAGGGAAACGTGCCCTCAAGCAGGAATGGGGCATAGTTTATGAGGACAATTTGGAGCTGGTGGATTCAGTAATGAAGGGCACTGGAGCGCCAAAAGAAATGCTCGAGCTTGCCGCATCCGGTGTCCTTCCCGCTGATACCATCAAATGGTTGTATAACATCGGCAAACAGTTGGGCAGCGAAGGAATCAACTTCAATAAGGACGAGTCGACTACCAGGCTTGCTCCAGCAGAGGCACGTGCAAGGGCGCAGGAAATCCTTGATGATACTACTGGACCTTACTGGGATGCTTCTCATCCACAACACAAAGAGTATGTCCAGAAGGTCGTGGACCTGAATAAGGCTGCTCTGGCCGGTGGCCTTTAAGTGTTGGAAGTGCGGGGCCTGTTGCCGCTTTGTAGGTCTTATCGCTCGAGACTTAGATCGCGGTGACAGGGCCTGCATTCATTTGCAGGAGGATATGTCCTGTGCCATATATGAAGATAGGCCCGATTTCTGTCGTCTTGACCCGAAGAGGCCCGAATCAGAGCAGGAAAAATGGTGCAAGCTTCAGGAGGCGAATTGGCCTAAGTACCTCGAAGCATTAGAAAGGGTTGACAGAAACCCCGAGGTGTGATATACTTCTCAAAATGGGACGTGCATAGGGTAGCCGTAAGGTCCTGTGCAGCCCCCGGTGGACACCACGCAAGGTGTAAGCTGAGGGTCCGGTTTACCGGGTAGCTCCAAGCGCAAAAGCTTTCGTTTAACTTTGTGTAGGAGCCGATAATGGTAAACACAGTAGATCAAGCATTTGTCAGTACATATGAGAACATTGTACGACATCTTGCTCAGCAGAAACCTTCTCGTCTTCGGGGTTGGGTCATGGAACGTGGCACCAATGCGGAAGAGCATAACTGGGAACGCCTCGGTACGGCAGAAGCCCAGGTCAAGTCAACCCGCCTCCAAGCTACGTCGGTCCAGGATTGGCCGTGGTCAAGGCGAGTCTCGGTGCCGACGACTTATGACGTTGGTGATTCGACCGAGCAGGAAGACGTAGTACAGATGATCGTCGACCCGAATTCGAACATCGCACAGTCCCAGGGCAACGCGATGCGTCGAGCTTATGACGACGAAATCATCGCAGCTGCAACCGGTACTGCACTCGATGGCAACGGCGCGGCCCAGGCATTCCCCGCCGCTCAGAAGGTATTCGGTGTCACGGTTGACGTGTACAATACCGCTCTGAACTTCGACCTCATTACCCAGGTAATTGAGAAATTCTTCGACAATGATATCGATCCCGACGAGCCGAAATGCTTCGTTATTGGCCCGGTACAGGCCCGTAAGCTCTTGCAGCTGACGGAAGCCACCAGTGCCGATTACAACGCGCTTCGTCCGTTGCAGTCTCGCGGTTATGTACAGGGCTGGATGGGCTTCGATTGGATCGTCTCTACGCGACTCAATCACCCGACCGCTCCGGGTACGGATATCGACTGCTTCGCAATGACCAAGAAGGCCCTGGGCCTCATGGTTGACCGCGATATCACGTCGCGCATTGCCGAGGACCCGTCGATCAGTTTCGCATGGCGGATTTACTCGTTCATGACGATCGGTGCAGTTCGTGTTGAGGATGAGCACATCGTCCAGGTTCAGCTTGCCGATACGCTTTAACCCGTACTTCTGGCGAAGTGTGAGTTGGGGTCCCGGTATCGGGACCCCTTTTTTACAGGAGAAAATACGTGGGACAGCAATTCACAGCAAGTAACAATGACGCTAATGGGCATCCCAATATTACCCAGGCTGCTAAAGCCCTTACGGGTATTGGTTCAGGATTTGCGGCAGCTGCCGGTGAGTTAATTGTCACAGTCGGTGACAACCTCTTCACCGATATCAAGCGTAAAGAACTGGACATCGCTATTCAGCAAATTTCCGACGTACTTCGTGAAGCCCAATGGCCGGATGGCGCATTGGCTACTGATTACGGGTATTTGCTGGCCACTCCCGATGTTAAGGGATCAGTGGTCGTAGGTAGTATTGCTGCGATTGCTGATGACACTTTTACCGAGGATTCTGTAGCCATTACGTATAACGGTTTCGCAGATGCCGGATCATCCCTGAATTATGGTAACGCTGTCGATTCGATTAGAGACTTCATCAGGGAAGCTCTGTCAGACGGCTAAAATAAGGAGAAACTCCATGAGAGTCGGAGTAAACGCAAGACAGCATAGCCAGATTAAGCGGTGGCTAAAAGAAGGAGTGCCCCAGCACGTAATTGCTAGGCAGCTGCGAATGGAACCCCAATCCCTTGAAAGGATTGTCGCACATCTTGAGGGACGTGAGGAAAGAAACTTGGCGATGGAAGACAATCCTGCAGTTGCTAGGATCGCGGAAGAAAATGCCAGGTTGAAAGCCAAACTTGAAGAAGTCGAGGAAGACGACGACGAGGATTAGCAATGCCCCGTTTATCTCCTATCCAGGAATCCTTTAACGCCGGATACTTAGGCAAGAGGGTTAGGGGTAGAGTTTCAAGCGATGTATACAAGCAGGGCCTCTCCGAATGCACGAATTGGCATCCCCTTGTTCAAGGGCCAATTCGTCTTCGGCCAGGTTCTGAATTCATTAGCAATGTGGACGCAGCTAATTGGGTGGCCGGGGAAGCTGGAGCCGCTGGCGTTCGTGTATTTACATTCCAACGTGGTGTAGACGCGGATAACGTCATTGAGGTGGGCGCTGATACCATTAAGGTTCTCGGCGCGGAAGGCGAAACCGTAATTGGTGGTGTCACTGATAACTTGCTAAATTTGGTATGGCTCCTGTACTTGGGTATGACTGAGTATTGGGATCCGGATTTAGACAAGTACATCTACGGTACTGACCCGGGCCGGTTTAAGAGATACGGGTTCGATTATGGTGTTGGCTCGAGCCTTGGCATTCACCTTGGTTTCAGCCGGGGTGCAATCTTATCGGCTGAGATTAATGGTGTCAGTCAAGGATTCCATGGCGCTGCCCTTGAGACAGCCGCATCACACCCAATTATTCTGCCAGCGGGTTCTGAATTAGAACTCAATGAAATCGGGATGACAGTAACACCCCTGTTTGTCCCGTTCCAGATCGGTGGCAGTCAACCAGATCCGTTTATCCGTGTGTCTGTTGGCACTACCAAGGGTGGAAATGATGTTTATACGACTGACATCACCCTGGGCAATGCATGGCAACCTCAAGACGTTGTACTGAATTTTACACCGGGTGTTGGCAATAATACCCTGTATTTTAGTGTGGGTATCGTTTGGACCGGCGCTGGTGATCCTATACCCCATTTTAATAGCGGCTGGGGCGATTCTGGTTACAGTATGGCCGCTTCTGTGGCCAAAATGTACTGGGTAGCGCCATTGTCCGGTGGTTCAGGTACGGGGGTTACTTTCACATCACCCTATACCGCTGCGCAAATGGAATGTCTCCAGTATTGTATGGACCCGGGCGAACAGGTAGCTTATTTCTTCCACCCTGAGGTAGAACCGCACAGGCTACGGTACAACAATGGCGAATGGACTTTTCAGGCGTTGTCAGCGATAACCGATCCCAACATCTTTGCCGGTCCCACTCCTAACAACTGGGGCGTTGGTAATTACCCGGCGTGTGGGTGTTTCCACGAGGGAAGGTTGGTAATGGGTGGCTCCCCAGTTGACCCTGGAACCATATGGGGTTCGGAGTCGGGGAACTATGAGAATTTCAACAATGTGAGTCCTACGGCCAAGGATGCTCCGTACTTATTCCCATTGTCTACGGCTGGTAGGATTAAAACCCTAACCAGTAGAAAGGCCTTGGTTATCAACACCGATATATCCGAGGTTATTGGTGAATCGTATACTGGCGTAATAGCCTATGATGATTTCACATTCCCCAAACAAACTGATTGGGGTTCAAACTGTGTCCAGCCTATGATTGTTGGTCGTGACATGATATTCACTTCCAACAGTAAACGAGTAGTGCGCACCTTCAAGGATAAGGGTGACGAAGTTAACGGGTGGGATGGCAATGAGATTTCGCTACTGGCGGAGGAATTGTTTGGTACGGCTGTTGCTAGAATGGTCTACCTGAATGAACCCGCTCGACAAGCATGTTTCCTCTTGGACGATGGTACGATGGCCATGGCCACTTACTTTTATGAGGAAGACGTGATCGGCTGGTGGAAGTATGAGACTGCGTACAATGATAGTCCAACCCAGGCATCGAACAGAATCATAGACATAACCAAGATTAACACATCCGAAGGCGATAAGCTGTGGATGGTGGTCAATCGAGTAGGGTTTGCCAATACCGATTACCCGCAGCATGAGCTGTTATCATTTGAGAATAGAAAGTATCAGTTCCATGCCTTGGATACCCATGTGGCCAGGGTAATCGATCCCTTAACCAATGTGATTTCCGATTTGGACATTTTTAATGACCAGACCGTAGATTGTATCATAATGAGGGATGACCCGGCCACAGCTGAACGTAGTTTTACGGTACACCCCCCATTGTCCGTTGTAGCGGGTGTATCCAGTCAATTACAGGAATGGGCTTTGCAGGAAGCTTGTGTAGCCTTTATTGGCCACTTTTACGAGAACCAGATCAAATTGCTGCCAAGAGAGGGTGTGTCCAATAGGGGCACGTCTCAGGTATCCAAGATTCGCTGGAATAAGGTTGTTTTGAGGCTAAGTGATTCTGCCGTACCCCTGGTCGAGGGTGAATATCCTAAGGATAGAACCCCATCTACTGTAATGGGTACTGGTGAGCCAATTGTTACCGGCGACGTAGAATACTCAGAACTAGGAACAGGTAAGGGTGATATAGAAGTTACCCAGGATAGACCTTTGATCACCGAAATCGATGCGATCTTCGGCAAGGTCACCAGTGGAGAAATTTGATGTCCGCTACACCGGTACAAATTTGTAATCTTGCCCTTTCTTGGATGGGGCAAAAGAGGATAAATTCCCTACAAGACAATCAAAACGAAGCGATTGTCATGAATGATAACTATGAGTTGTCTAGGGATAAAACCTTGGCGGATGCCGCCTGGACCTTTGCCACAGAAAGAAAGGTGTTAGCCCCAGTATCTACTGCCCCTGCTTTTGGGTCAGGCAACCAATTTCTGATACCTGGTAATGTACTACGGGTACACAGGGTATTTAAGGCTACCAATACTTCTCAGTCCAACAAGTTCAGCAACGCTGAGTGGGTTAGGGAAGGCAATTACATCATTAGCCCCGAAAGCACTTTGTGGGCTGTGTTCATAGTAAGGGTCACTGACCCCAATAGGTTCAGTCCCGGTTTTGTCCATGCACTAGCCGCAAGATTAGCTGCAGATACCGCAATTACCTTCACCGAGAGCATTCGGATGGAGGAAAAGATGGAAGAGAGATACGTTGCCAAGTTAGCGGATGCCGCCTACACCGATGGCAGTCAAGGCAGGACCGAGGTTCTGAGAAGTAGCAACCTAACCGGCGCTAGGAAGAGGTAGAATTATGTCAGCGGCTTTGGCTTTAGGCTTATTTACCACTGGTGTTAAACTGTTCGGCGTTGGTCAGCAATCTGCCCACGAAAAGGACATCGCAAATCTTGAGTATAAGAGCAATCTTGAGGATATTCGCCGTAGGCAGTTTGAGCAGCACCAGATTCGTGGTACGGCTAAGGCATACAGTGAAGCTTCCGGGGTCCTGCACTCGGGTGGGTCTTCGGCTCAAGGATACCTGGATACGATGGATTACCAATTTAAGAAAGAAATTGAATTCATGAAGGCATATGCCGAGGAAGCCAGGAGACTTGGGTACGAAGGAGCATCACTGAGGAAACAAGCTGGTATCATGGATGCATTGTCTAGTGGTATGAGCATAATGGGAATGGGTAAATGAAATTACCTGGACTAAATATACCCACAACTGGTAGATACCATGCCAGGAATTTGCCAAAATTGGACTACACTCAAGTTGGCGATGCCTTTGCGGGACTCGCTTCGTCTGTTGTAGGACTACTGGATGCCGACACCGATATTTCGACAGCTTCCGGTGAAGCTGCCAAGGAATTAGCTAGACTTCGGGCCAAGCTGGAAGACAACAATACCCTACCAGTTGAGGAGGTCCCTGAGGGAATTGAGTACAACAATATCAAGGTTGTACAGGATGAAGCTGGGGAAGAAATCGAGGTTGAACTGCCAACGGTATTTACCCATGACGTTGCTAACCAGATGTGGGAAATGCAAAGTCAGGCTATTATTGATCGGCATGCTGCTGGGATCAGAAGTAGAGAAGCCCGTAATAAATTCGTCAATGAAATGCAGGAGCGATACGTTGTTCCTGGAACTCTGGCTATTAGTGGTAAGGCGGCTGAACGCAAGAAAGCGCATAATTGGGCCGTTGCCCAGGTATCTATTGACGAAATTATATCCAGTGGCGGACCAAGTAGGCAAAGGGAAGAGCAAGCCTATGAAATCCTGGCCCGTCAATCGCTGTTGGGGGTTAATCCACAACTGATTGAGCAGAAGCGTCAGCAGATTGGGTCCAAGATTGACTACATCGATGCCACTAACAGACTTAAGGGCGCTGCTAGCGTCGATGAGATTGACCAGATTGAATCCGAGGTATGGGAAGGCCAGAATAGACTGTCAGCCGATGCCCGTAATTCCCTATCGGTAGAAGCTGATAAGAGAAGGATTGATTTCCAGAAGCAAGAAAACGAAGCCAAAGTACAGAATGAGGAGGACTTGACAGTCCTGATGATCAATGGTGATCTAACTAAGGGGATGGTATCTGATTACCTGTCTAAGGATAAGATCAGCCAGGAGGTTGCCCGAACTCTGTACAACGCGCTAGATGCCGGTAGTGGTACGGCCAAGGCCACTGACCCGTTTGTCCTCAGCCATTGGCGTAGGCAGATGTTAGGATTACCGTATGTTGCTGGAACTGGCCTGACGGTTAAGCAAAAAGCGGACCTGATGAAGCGGACAATTCGAATGAGCGCTATGGGTCTTGATGTTACAGGCGAACCTTTACCCTCTGGGCCTACCATATCCGGTGAGGATGCCTTCAAGTTGATGAAGGACATTGACGATACAGTCAAACGGTACACCGAGACTTCCGATTACAATGACGTTTGGGAGCAGATTCGGATTCATACCAAGGCTAATGACCCACTTACTGGCGGGTTGTCCGGGAATCAGGCCCAGATTGACTCTGCCATCGCCTTTAAACGGGCGCTTGACAATTACATGAATCAGTACGGTATTGACGCTGATCCTAACGAATTTTTCAGGAATAATAGGGACTTCTTTGATCCTGCTAAGATGGAAGATGGCATAAACCAGGCATTCTATCAGGAATTCCCACAAGTGCGCCAGTTCATGACCACTGAGGCTGGCGAGGTAACTAGCTTTAATCGCCAGCAGCAGGATCGATTTGTACAGTGGTTGCGTAAGGCGGTTACCAACGGCGATATTGACAAAGAAGCAGCCGAGACTATTGCCGGTTATTTTATGATGTACTATCGTGGCCAGGGTATAGCCCCAACAGAACAAACAGCCTACGATGGGCCACTTTACGAGGGTAGCTGATGGGCCAATTAGACGAACTCCTTGCGGAAGGCCAAAAGGAAGAGGAAAAGCAGCTACAAGCAGTAGGTGTTGATCGCCAATATAGCGAATGGCGGGAGTCAATGCCAAATGAGCGGATTCCCGATGAAGCTGCTCTCGATACCTTTATGCACCTCACGGACCTGGAATCTGCGGCCCAGCAAGGAAAACTTGATGTGCTGATCGGGGGAGTGCCGATAGGGGATATCGCTACTACCCCACCGGGTCGGGGTCCCGATGACGAGGAGACCCGTCCCGATGAGGCCGGGGATACCGCCGACGATGGGACCATGGCGGCTCCAGAGGGTATGTGGATGCCGCCCAAGGAGGCGGAAGCGGAGAATTACGAACCGCCTACCACGGACCAGATTGTCCGCGATCCAGAGTGGATCAAGAACGCCAAGATTTTCTATGAACTTACCGATCGCCCAGCCGGTACTATGGCATCGGACGAGGAGATTGCAGATTGGGCGGCTAACCAGATGAGCCTGTTCAACTGGAATCTGATAGCTACGATGGCTTATGCCAAGAAGGTCACTACGGCGGATGACCCTAAGCTGGCCCTAGCATTCCTGAACCTAATGAACATGTACGACCACTCGGACGGTGGCGCAAAGGAATTCGGCAAAGCTTTACTTAATATCGGCACTGATCCGACTACCTATTTTGGCGCGGGGGTTGGCTCCGTCGCCGCTAAGGGAGTAGCAAGGACTACCGCCAAAGCGGGCCTTAAGAAGGCGGTGCAGTTAGCCCTAATCGGCGGCGGTGCTGGCCTTACTGAGGGTTCGATGCTGGCAGGAGGGTTTGATCTTGCGAAACAAAACATCGAACAAGAAGCCGGTGCTAGAGAAGATCTTGACTATGGCCAGGCCGGGTTGTCAGCGGCGGCTGGTGGTGCGCTTGGCCTGTTGCTTGGCGGTGGGGGCGGTGCTATTGCCGGTAGGTATATTGATAAGCTACTGGCTGGTGCAGATAAAGAGCTAACCCGTCAGTTGGGCGGTCAAGCCCGTAGGGTATCTGATCTTACCGAGGAACAATTGCGTACATCCTTGGAAGCTTCTGCTAGGGCAAGCGCTGCCGAGGGTAAGCGTGATCCGATGACAGAAATGCTGCTCAAGGGCCTAGAGGGTCCGGACATACCTAGGGACCCTGAAACCGGCGATCTGGACGTTGATAAATTCATTGAGACTATGCTCAAGAATTACAAGCCGCCTAAGGATGAAGTTCCGGGTGCTGCTGCCAATGACCTAGAGGCCGTATACCACGAATCCGGTAAGCCTGGTCGTTATGAGATATACGATGGGGAAGGAAATCTGTGGAGTACTTGGGAAAGTAAAGCTGAGGCGGAAGGGGCATTTAACGCTTTAGAGAAGGCTGAAGGTACGGCCAAAATGGTCGATACCCAGCGGCAAGTCGGTGGTAAGCCGGTTGAGCCTGTGCCTATGTCCGAGTCCGAGAAGCTTAAGCAACGAGTCCTGGAAATGGATGAGTTGCAAAGAGGTGATGTAGTCCTTCGTACTCCAAATGCACGTGGGTCTACCGTACGAAATGTTAAGGATTCTGGCCTGTACGAACTTCATGCCCGTAACAACTACGGGTGGTACAAAGCTGTAAACCTTAAGACCGGTGAGGAAGTCAATCTTCGTCGCAACCAGTTCGACATAGTAGATAAGTCTCCTGCCCCTAATCAGGCCGGTCCGATGTCATTGGACCCGTTCGGTAAGGATGCGGCTCAGGTTATTAAGATGGCGGAGGATGTAACATCCCGTCGCCTCAAGGACCAGGTAATTCCGCATAAGGTCCACCAAGAATTGGTTAAGTCCATGAAGGATATGGGCATTGACATCCTAGAGAAGAGTGAAACCAGTTATTGGACCCCAGCGGAACTAATGTGGCTTCGGGATACATACAATGCCCAGGCTAACGGCATGGCTGCACTCGTGCGTAAGATGGAACAAAAGATGCGCGTTGAGGGCGGACTTAACGACGCTGATTTGGCCTTCTTTAATTCGGCCCATGCTACATTTATGGCCACTCGAGACTTGTTCTATGGGACCTCGGGCAATGCCGCACGACAGCTGAACATCCTAAAGACCAGACCAACCAAAGAAATTTACGACTTCTCCGATGCCATTCGATCTGACATTGGGGCCGGTGGTGGCCGGGTTAACACTGAACGCACGATAATGAATATGTTTGAAGCCATTCAGAGTGGCGATGCAAACTTAACGGCGGCTCAGAAGGTAGCTAAGGCAAACCAAACACTTTGGGATAACAGGGTGGCTTCGGCCATTCTGATTACCAGATACAACCTGATGCTGTCCAGTTGGAGGACGCACTTCTATAACTTCCTGGGCAACTCGGTATCTGGCCTTTACCATCACCTGTTGGTAAACCCACTAGGTGGCGCGATCAATAACGTGGCCTATGCATCCAAATATGCATACTCCAAGATCCCGGGAACGAAGGTAGATTTAGACCCTGCCAGCCGCTGGACGTTCAATGTGTACGCCAAGGAAATCCAGGCCCACTTTCAGAGTGCAATGGATAGTCTAAGACTCGCTAAGGAGATTGCCCTGGGCCGTGACATTGGTGAGGGTAAGGTCTGGAACGAACTTGGCCTTCGCTACGACGTGGTTAACGTACCACAGAGTTCATTTGGCAAATTGGGCACTACCCCGGTCCGTATGCTTGAGGCCGGGGATGCTTTCTTCAAGAATCAGTACTACAATTCCCATATGTACGGCATTGCCGCTAGGAAGGCTAGACGTATGGAACTTGAAGAGGGCAAGAATTTCGACCAAGCGTTCCAAGAGGCCCTGGAAAGTGCTACCCCTAGGGATATGCAGGATGCCAAGGACTTCGCGGCCAAAATGACGTATACCAATGACCCCAATGTATACCAAAATATCTTTGGGGTTTTGGCGGATGGCTTGAACCGCATCCAGCTTCGTGACAAGTCGCTCATGTCAAACATGCTGATGCCGTTCATTCGGACCCCGGCCAATCTAATTAGCTACTCAGTTGAAATGACCGGGTTGAATGCGGTAATCCCTGGATTCGGTATGCAGCGTACTTACAGGGACATCATCGGCAAAGACCCGGTGGCTCGTCAAGAAGCTTTAGCAAAATTGACAGCAGCCGTAGGCATATGGTATACTGTTTATCAGCTACATCAGGAAGGCCGAATCAGTGGTACTGGCCCGGTTAATTGGGAAGAGGTGGAAGCCTGGAAAGCTGCCGGGTGGCAACCGAATTCGATTAAGATTGGTGATACGTGGGTTGATACCGCAAGAGCCGCTCCGGGTGGCAGAGCGCTGAATATAATAGCCTCTATTCTAGACTACATGACTCTAAATCATGAAGCCAAAGAAGAGGATCAAATCGGTTGGGTGGGGGCAGGATTACTGTACCTAGCCGATAACATGATCGATGAGTCATTTATGTCTACTGTCGCAGACACAATTACGGCGATCCAGGCCAAGGAAACTGGACGAAGCCAATCGATCATGGCAAGTACGATTAATTCCATGGTCGTACCTAACTTGCTACGTGACATCCGTAGGGTAACGGATGAGTCAGTACGCAGTACCACTAGTCCCGACATCGGGACACAGATAGTGAACCAGATGAAGAACGCAACCCCCGGGTTGTCGGATGAAGTTCCGCCTAGAAGGGATTGGAAGGGCGAAATCGTCAATTATTATGGCAACGCCTATGTACGTGGGTTAGTGCCATTCAACATGAAAGACTCGAAGGATGTTGATGCGGCTAGTATGGCTATAGCCTATGCCAGGATTGCCCCCACCAAGCCGGACAAGAGAATCGCAATGCCGGGTGGTACTGGTAATTTCATAGACCTATTTGCTATGGACAATGGTAGGGGGTATGTTTACGATAAGTACGTAGAGTTAGTGGGTAAGGCCCGCCATAACGCCGTTCAGGAATTGATGAAGAAGGGAGCATGGAACAGGCTCGTTGCCAATAACAACATCGGACCCGGGTCCGAGGGTGATATGGCCCTTAGAAAGGCCCTGTCTATCGGAAGTGCCCAGGGTCGACTGCAAATGTTAGATTGGCTCAGGAAGCACTCAGGCGAAAACAATACATTTAAGCTGCCGAATGGCGAAACTGTAATGATTCACCACGAATTCACCATTCCAGAGTACAAGAACATTGCCAGAGCGGTTCGTAGACAGAATATCCCAGTGCCGGATGACAAGCCGCAGTACGATATTCGCGAACGTGAGGAAGGACCGGAGTTCTTTAGACAATGACAGTTCAAGACATAGCATCTGAGGTAACATTCCTCGGCAACGGTGTAACCACCAGCTTCGCGTTTGGCTTTAGGGTCGACGACCTGAACTGGCTGAGTTTATCGTACAATACGAACCTGGACCAGATCTTGCTTAACGGCAATCAGGATATCGCCCCCGGTGGATCGGTTGACTACTTAGTAGCACCACCAAACGGCCAACAGATAGTGTTGGCGCGTAACGTGCCAATTACCCAGGAAAATGACTACACAAGGTATGGGCCATTTGATTCAGAAACCCACGAGTTTGCTCTAGACAAGCTGACCATGGCCCTGCAGGATTTGACAAAGGATACTGCTGCCAAATCAAAATCGGTAACGGTTGAGACACCAAGCGGCGCTGAAGATGTTACGATCTTCTACACCCCGGTGGCTCTTACCATTTACGAATTGGCAGCTGTATTGAACGGGGTATCCACCCCATCAGTAACCTGGACCTTTAGGTATGGCCCAGATAGAAGTGCCGTAGGATCAGAGATTGTGGTGGGGGGTACTACTACAACTGATGTAACTACGGGCGATAAAGTAACGGTGTTCGATAACGCCACGATCCCAGCCGGTTCCTGGGTATGGTTAGAGACTACGGCCCAAAGCGGTACAGTCCTTGACCTGCATATAACTATAAGATATAAAGAGGACCTGTAATGTTAGTCAAAATAAAACATAACGATATAACACTTGAGTTTGACTCAACCAAGCAAGCCATTGCTATTTTACTCACGCCAAAAGATCGGGAAGCTATTGACAAAATGCCGCCTGAGGAGCAATTGATCCTGTCCGCTCCTTTCGGGGTAATGAAAGACAAGGCTGCGGAAACGTGGGCTTGGGCGCACCAATGGGACGGGGCAACAATGATCGATTCTGATGTAACTAAACTGAGGAAATTTTAATGGCAACAACTACTGGCACTCTCATTGTCTATGATTCGTTCAAGCGCGATATCCAGAACGGAACCATGGACCTCGATAACGATACGTTTATCTGCGGTCTTTCGACCTCGACGTATGTTCCGGACCGTTCGGCCCACGAAGTTCTGGCCAACATCACAAACGAGGTAACTGGTAACGGTTACGCTCGTCAGACGCTGACCACGGTTGCGCTCACCGAGCCGGTTGCTGGTACGTGGCGTTTCGACTCCGATAACCCAGTATTCACCGCTTCAGGTGGTTCTATCGTAGCGCGTTACTGGTGGGTTTTCGACGACACGCCGACTTCACCGCTTGACCCGCTGTGCTTCTACGGCTTGCTGGACAATACCCCGGCAGACGTAACCACAACGGATACCAATACGCTGACGATCCAGGTCAACGCTAGCGGTTACTACGAACTGAGTGGTGGCGAGACGTAAGTTGAGTGGCCGGGTATACGAAAGCCGAATACGATCTGCTGTATCGGTTCCGCATTAGTCGGTACTTTGGTGGGGAAACTGAGGGCCAAGAGCCTGTATGGATTAACTACCATAAATACAGCATGGCCCCTATCCTTGCTGAAAGGTGGGCCAAGTGTGCGCCTGTCCTCAACATTGCCCCAACCGAGTCGGTACTCATTGTGGGTGCTGGCTTCGGTTGGGGTGTTGAGGCATTTATCGCTGAGACGGGCTGCACCACTGTGGGTATTGACATAATTGA